TTAAGCAACGCCTTGTTGCTTGCATAGGTGCAACTGTTTATGAGTTAACAAATGCTAGAGGCTCTACACACGCCTTACCAACTGCTACATACACTCATCCAAATGCTGACTGGACTTGGTCATCTATTTCTGAAGGTGGCTCTGCCATCTATGCTGCTGGTTATGCTGGCGGAAACTCCGCCATCTACAAGTTTGTTCTATCTACTGCTGGTGTTATGCCTACCCTGACATCAGGGATTGTAGCAGCGCAACTTCCAATTGGGGAGATAGTTTATAAGATTGAGTCATACCTTGGTTACTTGATGATTGGTACCAATAAGGGTATGCGTGTGGCTAGTATTTCAGATACAACTGGTGACTTGTCTTACGGTCCACTGATATTTGAAGACACTAATGGTGTCTATGACTTTGCATTCCGTGATAAGTATGTCTGGGCAACTGGTACAGTAAATGGTTGCGCTGGTCTATACCGCATTGACTTAGGTACAGAGATTGAATCTCTACGTTTTGCTTACGCTAAGGATGCCTATCTTACTACTGTTGCTGGCTATGCCACTAGCGTAGATTTTATAGGTAACAGTAACCAACTAGCCTTTACTACATCAGGAAGCAACGGCATAGCCGTTCAGTCAACAACAGTCTTAGCGTCATCTGGTTCTATAAGTACGGGCAAGATTCGATTCTCTACCCTAGAGCCTAAGAACTACAAGCGTCTTATTGCACGTGGGTCATTTACATCTGGCACTCTTACGCTCTCATCTCTTGCTACAAATGCAGGTGGCACTGATGTCCAATTTGACCACATAGGTTATGGTCTTGAGGTTGACCCAGTAGAAGTAACTACATCTCAACCTGAAACAGCACAAGAGTTTCTTGCATACAAGTTTACATTTGACCGCGATGCCACAGATACAACTGCTGGTCCTGTCTTTAAGGGGTATCAAGCCAAGGCAACCATTGCATCTCCACGCAATAGAGTTATTCGTTTTCCTGTCTACTGTTTTGATATTGAAACAGATAGGTTTAATACTGTAGTTGGCTATGAGGGTAGAGCATATGCGCGTATTCAATTGCTAGAAGAGATTGAAAAGACAGGCGATGTTCTGACTTGGCAAGACTTGACAACAGGAGAATCACGACAGGCAGTAATCGAACAAGTTACATTCACCCGTATGACACCGCCCGATAAACGCTTTGATGGTTTTGGTGGCATCATAGAGATAACAGTAAGGACAGTATAATGGAGTTGAAAGACTATCTAACAATGGCAGTTGCTGTTATAGCAATCATAACCGCTTTTGCTGGAAGTATGCGTTGGATGGTTAAACATTATCTCAATGAACTTCGCCCCAACGGTGGCAGTTCAATGAAAGATTCTATGGCTCGTATGGAACAGCGTATTGATGATTTGTACAAATTAGTAGCGGAGAGATAAATGAAGCCTGTAGTCAAGAAAGCCACGCCTGCTGCAATTGCTGTGCTGCGCCAAGCGACGGCGCTATTTCCAAAGCGCAAGAAGGCAAGCGATGGATTACTCCCTTCTGCTGCCCACCAAAAACAGAATCCTGACTCAGACCATAACCTTGGTTTAGCAGTTGACTTAACTCATGACCCAGCCAACGGTGTAGACTGTGCTGTGGTATTTGAAAAACTCAAGGAGGATAAGCGTGTTGCCTATCTTATTTTCAAGGGTACTATCTGGTCTGAAGAAAAGAAAGACCTGGGAGACAGACGGTACACTGGGGTTAATCCTCATAACAAGCATCTACATATTTCTATTAAGCCCTCTATGGCTACCGATACTAATCCTTGGTTTTGGTGGATGAATCAGCCTAAGGTTGTTAATCAACTGCGGGCTGCGTTGTCACCATCTCCTAGCAAGAAGACGTATAAGACTGAACCTTGCACTTGTTGCAAAGTCCATGCGTCTAAACCTCAACAGTCCTAAGGAGGACTTATGAACACAGAAAAACTAGCATCAATCGCAGGCTCATACCTACGTGCAGCCTTTGCTGCAGTGATTGCTCTATACCTAGCAGGCGAAACTAACCCTAAGAACCTTCTTATGGCTGCTGTCGCTGCTATTGCTGGTCCAGTGCTTAAGGCGCTTGACCCTAAAGAAACTACGTTTGGACGTGGTTCAGAATAATCCTCATCTAAGGCCCCTAGCAGGCCGATAGAGACAAGAAGCCCCCCTTCCTAAGGTAATCACCCTAGGTTGGGGGGTCTTTTGTCGTCCCTAGAAGTCGTCGTCCGCTTCCCAGTCCTCACGGATTTCGTTCCATGTCTTAAGGTTTTTATTGAACTTGTATTGCCTGTACTTTTCAAGTGCTTCATAGAATAAATCACGTACCGCTAGTGCCAGTATGGCACCTAAGAAAACTTCCAACATAGTATCTCCTATAGTGTAATATATATATTATTATATATAATATAACCCCCTTCGGGGGTATATATAATATATTATATTTAATTATACACGTAGAATCTGACGGTGTAAGTAAGCGACTCAGGCTCCCCTAGTGGCACTGATTCTAGGGTGTGCTATAGTTACACTATGATTCAACTTGGAGATTACGAACTACCTGAACATGTGAGTTACTCTGCGTTCAGCACATACGTTGACTGTGGTTATCAGTACTACCTCGGTCGACTGTTGCAGTTACCTGAGGCGCCATCAGTCTGGTCCGTGGGTGGCTCTGCCTTCCATACAGCGACAGAAATGTGGGACTTGGAACATAGTGAGTAAGGCACAGTGTGCCTTGTGTAAGGACATTATCAGTTCTGAGCAAGGTTATACCAGATGTGAATGTTCTACCATTGCAGTAGACGACGGACGATACTTGGCAACTAATTTTGATAATCTTATTAAGGTGAAAGAATGAACCAAGAACTATGGAATAAAGCCTGGGCACAAGAACTTGGTGACAAGGACCTAACCAACGCACGTGTTGGTGGTCGTGCAACCAAGGCTAACCCGCAGAAAGAAGATGTTAACTTTTGGCAGGCGACTGGACCTCAATGGGTCCAAGCCTACATTGATTGGCGTAAGGCTAACCCTGACTGGAAATTGTGGAAGACACCACAAGGTGTACCAGCCATTGAGTTAGCGATACTACCTGAATTTGCTGGCGTGCCAGTCAAGATGATTCTTGACAGGGTGTTTGAAGTCAATGGCGAACTTGTTATCGTCGACCTAAAAACCTCTCAGCAAACACCAACCAATACACTTCAACTTGGATTCTATAAGGTCGGAATACTAAAGACCTTCGGTATCGATGTTAAGTGGGGGACTTATTGGATGGCACGTCAGCACGGTGTGTCACCTCTTGTTAGCCTTGAGCAGTACACAGAGGATAAACTTGAGTACCTTGTTGCAGGATTTGACAAGGCTCGTAAGGCTGGAATATTTTTACCTAATACAAACAACTGCCAATATAAATGTGGATTGACAGCACACTGTCAGTTCTCAACGAAGATAGGATAACAAATGGAAGAATGGAAACTGCAAGTCAGTTATAAAACACCTGCTGGGGATATGATTAATATCCGTAGCAACACGGCCGATGAACTTAGCGTATTGCTAGAGGGCATTGGTGACTACTCAACACAAATTGCTGCAGTGCAGAAGTTGGTTGTTGGTGCATACAACTTAGCCCCTTTGGGAACCACGCCTTCAACTCAAGGCACAATGCAATCCACTTACTCCGCTCCAACCCAGGGGCAGGGTCCGTCACTTACACCTCCGCCAAGCGCGGTAACCCCGACAGGGACAGCGAGCCCGACGTGCGTACACGGAGCAAGAATCTTCCGCTCGGGAACGAGCAAGACAACTGGAAAGCCTTACGCTTTCTGGGCATGCCCGACTCCGCAGGGGACACCCGACCAATGCAAGCCAGTAAACTAAAGAAACATTAATGAGTCGTAGCCATCAAGTCACAACGTCTCGGTGGCTACGCTCGTTCTTTACAGAAGGGAATGAAACAGGATGCGTACACTTGTCCGCTCAGTTGGTCGTCCCAGTATTGGTGGAGAACCGTTACCTAGTTGTTTCAAAGCGTTCGAAGCGAACAAGATTATCATCAGGCGCTCTGAAGTTTCGATGTTTGCAGCAGCACCAGGTGTAGGAAAATCAACACTTGCTCTTGCTTTAGCATTGAAGATGAAGGTTCCAACACTTTACATATCAGCAGATACCAACGCACACACCATGGCTATGAGATTAGCCTCAATGATTTCAGGTAAGTCGCAGTCAGATGTAGAACAGTTAATGAATGTTGACCTCGGTTGGACTAAAGCAACACTTGCTAAGGGTTCACATATCGTATGGTCATTTGAATCAGCACCATCTCTACAAGATATTGATGAAGAAGTACAAGCGTTCGAAGAACTGTGGGGATGTCCACCAGTTTTAATTATAGTAGATAATTTAATGGATGTAGCAACAGATGGTGGCGAAGAGTTCTCATCTATGCGTGCTATCATGAAGGAGTTGAAGTACCTTGCCCGTGCAACGAATGCTGCAGTTGTTGTCCTTCACCACACAAGCGAGGCGGTCCAAGGTTCTCCATGCCAACCGCGCTCGGCGATTCAGGGTAAGGTTGCTCAGTTACCTGCTCTTATATGTACCCTCGGCGTTGTTGGTACTAGTATGGGTGTTGCGCCAGTTAAGAATCGTTACGGACGAGCCGATGCAGGAGGAGGACTGATGACTTGGGTTGCATTTAATCCAGAGTACATGTTCTTGGATGACATTCCAGAAAACATATGACAACACGCAAATCACACAAGGCTAGAGGAGCAACCTTTGAAACAGACTTACGAAACTACTTTCGCACAAATGGATACAACGCTGAACGACTTGCAAGAACAGGTGCAAGAGATGAAGGAGATATTGTTGTCTCTTCGGATTTCCTTGGCTCAATTGGAGTTATCGAAGCCAAAGCCCCAGGTGCAGGAAACAAAATTGACCTTAGTGGTTGGACCAAAGAAGCACAACTTGAAGCGAAGCATTACGCAGAGGCTAGAGGATTATCGGGAGACCAGATTACTCCAGCGGTTATCATTAAAGCCAGGGGTAAGGCGATAGCAGATGCTTACTTAGTATTTAGATTAGGAGATATATTCGGTGAATGATTTGCCCAGTATCAAGGCTGTGCTTGAGCACTACGGTGCCAGCATACGTCGAGACCATGGGCAAGCCAACCTAAAGTGTCCCTTTCATGGTGATAGTCACCAGTCAGGTACTGCAAACTTAGATAAGAATCTATTTGTTTGCTTTGCATGTGGTGTACAAGGAAACAGTTTACAAATCATAGCACAACAAGAAGGGTGTGACATACGTGAGGCAGCAAAATTCGCAGAAGGAACTCTTGGGCATAGCATCCAGAAAGTACCAGGAAAGCATCTATCAGGCCGAAGATTACCTACGAAGCAGGGGAATTCCTCTAGAGACAGCACGGCTGGCTCGATTAGGCGTAGTCGAGGAACCTGAACCAGGGCACGAAGCATACATTGGTCGGCTATCTATACCGTATGTAACCAAGAGTGGTATTGTCGACATAAGGTTTCGTTCATTGAACCCAGCGGTTGAGCCAAAGTATATGGGTATGACTGGTGCAGATACAAAGATGTACAACGTACTAGATATCGAACGAGCAGGTGATTGGATTGGAGTATGCGAAGGTGAACTTGATACCCTTACTATGTCTCGTTGTGTTGGCGTTCCTTGTGTTGGAGTACCAGGTGCAAACAGTTGGAAGAAACACTACACACGTTTGCTCGCTGACTTCGAACGCATCTTCGTATTTGCAGACGGTGATGGACCAGGTAGAGAATTCGCAAACAGTTTGGCTAGAGAATTGCCAGTCACTATTGTTGGATTCGGTGACGGGGAAGATGCTAATTCAGCATACACTAAATACGGAGCAGGGTTTATTAAAGAAAAGATGGGGTTGAATGATGACGCAGTATGACAGTAAATGTCCTGAGTGTGGTGAAGAATTCAGTAACATCTTCGAGGCAACTGACCATCTCTTAGAAGAAGATGAAGAGTTTGACCCAGCACTAATCTTACCCAACGGGTATAGGTTGATGATAGGTTCTTTGCTTCGTTGCTTGTATAGTCATTCAAATAGTCCATCAATGATTGAAGATGTTGTGCAATCTACATATGCAACATTGTTTGCAGCAGAAACTAAACCTGATGTATTAGGTAATGTAATAGAAGATATGATTGTCGGCTCTAGTATGAATGGTTTGGATGATGAACTCAAAAAACTCTTGGAAAATGGAGAATGAAGAGATATGGCAGATTATAAACTACCTCACGGAGATTGGCCTACCCATGACGTCAGTAGTGAAGGACGGCGCATACTTAAAGATATCCTTGGAGATTCCGATATTAAGCGCGAACTCCACCTCGAGACGCACTTAAGTAATACGTGGCATGAACTCGCTGAGTTGTTGGTAAGCAAGCATAGGGACTATGGTCCAAAGAATATATCGTTAGCACCTGGCGGTGCAATCAATGGCTTACGTGTACGTATGCACGATAAGTTAGCAAGAATAAATAACTTGGTTGATAGTGGTGTCGACCCAGAGCACGAATCCTTAGAAGATTCCTTCAAGGATATGGCAAACTATGCAGTCATTGGACTGCTGGTTTTACGAAAGCAATGGGACAATGATAGTAACTTTAACCAAGGATGAAGTAAGAGTATGTGCTAACCTAGCAGTTGAACGTTGGCTTGCTAAGATGGGCTCGGTTGACCGACCTAACTATGCAGCAGGTAAACGATTAGGTAAGTTAGAACCTGAGATTAATGCTAACATCAGAGCAAACGTTGCTGAGTGGGCAGTAGCCCGTACTTATAATATGCAATGGTCTGTACCCTGGTATCCTAACGAACTTCATCGTCAGCGCAAGGACATACCTGATGTTGGTGACGTAGAGGTACGCACAGTACGCACACGTGACTCTATTCCATTCTGGAAAAAAGATGCAGGGCGGACAATCTTTGGTGTGAAAGTTACAGATGAAGAATATTATTCTACTGTAGAAATCTATGGTTCATTCAAAGCGGATGATTATATGACTGATGAATACTACCAAGCCGACATTGATGGGTGGCGTGTGCCACTATCACAGATACGGGAAGTGATTGTAGCATAATGGATTGGTCACGCATTGAGAAATGGGATTATGTGGCGACGGCAGTAGCCTCAGAGTACCGACGTAAGTTTGATATGGTTGAGTATGATGATATCAAGCAGTCGTTGTATGAGTGGTTTACTCAGCACCCTAATAAGTTAGATGAGTGGGAAAAGATTGGCGAGAAAGATGCCAAGAACTTAATCTATCGTTCACTTCGCAATCAAGCATTAGATTATTGTCAACGCTGGAAGGCAAAGAGTACGGGCTATGATGTGTCTGATTTGTATTATTATGAAGCAGATATTGTAGAAGCCCTACTGCCTCCCGTGTTGCGTAATGAGTGGGGCGTGAGCCATAAGTTAAACTTAGGTATACCAGGACGTCCCAGTGCACCATCTGAGGGCGGTAATCTATCTGTAATGATGATGGAGATAGACTCCGCATACTGGAAGTTAAGTAAAGAGGATAGAAAGATACTCTTCTTCCGATATGCAGAGTCTATGGACTACAAAGAGATAGCAAACTTCTTATCTCTAGGTAGTGATGACACCGCACGCATGAGGGGTAACAGGGCCGTCAAGCGGTTGGTTGTTAAGTTGGGTGGCTACAGGCCATACAGTGATGTTGATTTTATATCGTCCACGGAAACAGAAGAGTCACAAGACTCCCAAGAAACAGAATGATATAAGTTAACACAGTCACACATAGTAATGTGATTGATAGCAGTAGTAAGAGTGGGAAGTATTTAGTTAACCAACCCATTCTTATTCTGCATTCGGGTCGAACTCTTTATCAAAATCAATCTCACTATCTATCATATCTTGTACCATGCCCTCTAAGTCCATCTCCGCTGGGTCTATATGCATTGACTCCATATTTATATTATAGAACTCTTCAATCTCTTTCATGCTAGCAAACTGTGGTTCTGTGCTCTCTGTATTAAAGCATACTGAACAACCGCCGTCGTCACATATCTCACATACCATTGTTACCCTCCCGTTGAATAGAATCCACTGCCATTGAACTTGACAGGTGGTGCACTGTACACCCTTACCATTGGCTCGTTGCAACTGTCGCAGTAAGGTATGATTTCATCGTCCGTCATACCTCTACTGATTGTAACAATGCTTGAGTCAACTTCACATTTGTATTCATAACTTGCCATTATGTTGTACCTAAATCCTCACTCCTTGGGTAGACAATAACTTCTTCCCATGGGTCTGATGTAAATCTTGGTATGTCTAGACTATGTATAGGCATAGACATGTGCCAATCAAGAACTTCTTGGTTACTGATGTGTCGTTCGACTACATCTTTTAGAAACTCAGTCATCTTCTATCTCCGTTCCCTCAGGCATTGGTGCTGTTGCTAGTGTACCACACTCAGCACACTCCATGTCAAGGAAGTACATAGCAATCTCTCCGTCGTCATCAAAGACTGTCTTAAGATTCCAAATCTCACAGCCACACGGGCATACCAGTGTAGGTGTACCGCGTATATCCATAGCCTGTGTGTAATCAGGTTTCATTTCTGTTACATGTTTAGCCATTAGTAGTTACCATTTCTTTTCCAGTGAGACCATGCTTCACATGGTGTGCCGTATCTGTAATAAATATAATCAAGCCCACGCTCTATCTGTTGTGGTGCTGGTGTGTCGGGGTCAAGTCCCAACAGTTGTGGTATCCCACCCGCGTGCTTCCCCATTACACGGACAGGATTGAATGCGTCAGGATTCCATGCGGATTCCTTAGCCCACAAACTGTTGAGACATGACCATTGTTTATCTTGCCACGCGCTGAGTTTATCTCTAGCGTATGCCTTGCTATCTACTTTACTCCACGCAGTCTGAACTGTTTCTTTTAGTTGTGGTTCGCTCGTTGGAGTATCGTATAAGAACAATGCTACCACTACGAGTAGCAAGAATGTTATCGCCTTCATTGGGTTGTCCTTACCTTGTGTGCAAAATTAATCATCTGCCTGCGATTGTTCCATGTCAATGAAACATTTGCAAGTAGGACACGCTCACCAGGTAGAGTGCCACCCCAAATCCCATTATCTAAGTTCTCTCTTTTCATACCTTCATCAAAGCATTCAGCCTTAGTAGGGCATGCATTACAGATACTTATCGCGGTCTTTACATTAGCAAGACGCTCTCTATACTCGGGAGTATTGTCATTGGTATGGGAATTACTTCCGTCGCTGTCAATAGACTCGCTGAACCATAGGTCAGGGTTCTCATGACCTGTGCATAGACCTTGCATAGTTATCTCCTAATCGTTGAAGTGGTCTTCCCACATTTGGTCGGGCTCTTGATAGCCTTCATCATCTTCTTCATCTAAACCTAGTGCAATATCATCTTCAAGTCGTGGCTCATAACCCATTATAGTGCCTCTCTATTCTGTTGGAACTCACGCCCAACCTTGAACTTTGCGGCAATACTATCAACTGCCTCAGATAATTCACGCATAAGCATGTTCTGTTGCTCATTAGATAGATGAGTCATCATCTCTCTAGGTAGTTCTGCTTTCCATACTATATTCATATCTCTCTACCCTCTCTTATGGATTGTGTTTGTTCTTGTTCGCATAACATACACTTGTAAATGTATGTTCTACTACTACATCTTGGAAGGTCGAGCACCCACCTGTGTTCGCACTCGAGCGAACTAAAGATTACTCTAAGTAATCTATACTCAGGGCTATCAACCCAATACATTATGTTATCTAGCATATCTGCATGATTAACCACTAATGGGTGGTAAATCGTTCTTACGAATACACTACGATAGATTGGAGTATATTGTGCATGGTATCTAGGTGGTGCTGACTGCTCGCGTTTAGCGACAACATCATGTAGGAACTCTGACACATTAACTCCAATCTATTGTAATGGGTGAGTGGTTTATCCACATACTCAGGTGCTGGGACTTACGCTTGAAAGACTACTGATGTGTAGCCGTTAAGGCGTTCGTGTGTGGTAACAAGACCCTTGCTACCAGTAAGGTGCTGATAAGTGCCGTCGCCTAGAGATACCCATAGTGAGTTATCTTTGAAGCGACCATTGTCGGCTGTTGCCTTGACAATAGTACCGCGCTTAGGATACTCTGTTGAAGTATCGAAAGAGTGGTATGAGATTTCGTCTGCGATAATACGCAGTTCCTCAGCCAAGCCGAGGATTGTTTGTGATGACATGTGTTACCTCTCGTTAGTAGTTGTATAAGTGGTCAAGATTTCTTACGCTTTGCCAGTTGGTATTCGGTGTGTAACATAGGCAATCATCTATGAAGATACCGCAATCATAGCATGAGCGACACATGTTACAGTAGTACGGGTTGTCTGTCAAGTCGGTTTCGGAAAAACAATAGGGGCACAGGTCTAACTCAACCTCTATCTCTACCTCATCAGCCCATAACTTTTCTTGCTCAGGGTCGTGCTTGTAAGGTTGTGCTACATAGGCATAGACCTTAGGCTTGTGGCTTTGATTACTCCACCACATACCCTTGTCGTCCCATGCACCAGCCTTCTCGTTGATGAGATACATAGGGTGCTTAGCGGTGGGGTCACAGGTTAGGATAGCAATTTTGTTACCACTAGCCCATGACTCAACCATAATCCATACATTATCATCATCTAATGCAGACACACCACCAATTCTAGGTAGCGTATCCTCAGCGAAGACTCGCGTATCACTACGCTTGTCGGACTTGCCGATACTTATATCAAGCACACCATTGTGTGCTAGGTAAGTACGCTCATCACCACCAACCACAAATGGGTGACAGTTCTGCTCGTTCTTAACACCATGCGTGGCGTATCGTGCATGCCACATGGCGTAGCCACTAGGATATTGCTTACGCAATTCCAAGAAGCGAGCGATAGATTTTTTAGCAGACATGCTACGCTCAGAGATTATCCTGTCGCCAGCATGAATAGCAAACCCAAATCCATGTGGATTAGCACATGAACCTGCGGTTAAGTCCGACTTACTGGGTGTAGAGTCGGGCTCACATACTACAAGTAAGCACATAGTATCATCTCCTTACGCGTCAGCCTTGATAGGCTTGTTAATATCTACTGATTGTATTTTGTCCAGCCTAGAGTATAGGTCGGGGTAGAGTCCATTGTTAGACACTACATAGTCAGCGAACCACTCCCAAGATAACGCGCCAAGTTTGACATCATCTAGTCGTAGTTCCCTAGTGTATTCTACCATAGCCTGTGTTAAGTCTAGGGCACTTAGCACACCGCTTGTATTCATTGTGCCTCTAAAGAAGCGCAATTCTATTGTGTCTTTGTTCTGCGTATTGACCGCAGAGTAGCGTTCGCTACTGTGTCTGTCGGGATTACCGACCTTGTGTTTGAGTGAGAATATAGGTCTGTCATATTCGTCAAAGGTATAGACATCATTGAACCTTGCGAACCTAGACTTACGACCCGCAAACTTCATCATGGTTGGTGCATTGTGATAGACTAGGGCTATGAAGCGGTGCAAGTGTGCGCCACTACTAAATCCCTTGCGACTAATGTGGATATGTAATCCGCATGAGTCAGTATCCCATGACCTTCCGTCATAGAAGGTGCGTAACTTCTCTATGGTATTCCATAGTATAGCACTATTCTCGCGGTAAGTCAAGTGTGTATGTGGGTGCGTCACTATCTCGAACCCGTTACTGAGTGAGCCGTCATGTTTGAGATATGCTAAGCCTTCTAACGCTGTTGAAGCGTAAGCACTAGCAGACTCAATGTTGCGACTATACTCTGTCTCTAACTCGAAGCCTAGATATAAACCATGCTTGTTATTACCCTTGAATATAGGGCTAGGCTTGCATGAGTAATCATGTATGCCACTATTAGAGCGACTCGAACGACAGCAATTAGAACCACTAGGGTTCTCGTTCTCGCATGAACTATCATTGTGGTGATAGTCGTCACAATCGTCACAGTACCAGTTGTTATCCTCATTACAGGACTCACAATAGGTTGTGCCCTCTACAGTATAGTAACTGTAGCGGTTATTGTAATTCTCTGAGCATGACTCGCAATAGAACGAGTCATCACTATAGCATGAGTTGCACCAGTATTCGTCACCTACATAGTAGGAGTCGTCACTAGCCATACCCTCACTACAATGCTCACATATTCTACCACAATCGGTGCAATAATTGTAATCACCAGCCGTGATAGCGTCATCAGAGTCTATCGTAGTCGAACACCCGTCACACTCTCGCACACAATCGGTGCAATAGTTATTCCCGTTGTGTTCTACTTCGTCACCCTCAGCAATATCTGTGGTGCATAAGTAGCAACTCATAGTCTCAATCTCATCTCCCATATCTCTCACCCCCTCTCTGTGGTGTAGTAGGTATAGTATAGCATGGCGTTAAGCCCTTGTCAATTCTTTAGCGTTGTCAATAATTGCGTCATTTATCTTAGAGCGTAGAGTCTGTGTCTCTAGCATTAGGGTAGGGAAGTCGTTACGCTTGTGGTTATCCTCTTGCAAGCGTAGCGCACCCCGTATGACTTCGACCTCTCTAGGGGTCAAGTCCAATAGTAGGTTATCGTGCCTCATAGTAACCCTTATATCGTGTGAGTCTGCGTTCTAACACATAGACTCTACGAAAGGCGATTACTAGCATGGTGTTAGCAAGTGCTAACGCTATCACGACAGCGATTAGGTCGCCTGTTGATAGCATCATGGCTTACACCTCTCTAGCAGATAGTTATTCACAATCTGCCAATCTTGCTTAGTCGTAGGCTCAACCTTGTTAAACCCTAACTCAGCGATAGTCACCTTAACGACATCTCTTACGAGTGCCATATAGTACCCCTATCTTACCATAGTGCTTGACACCTTGTCAAGTCGTGCCACGCTAGGTGTCGAACCTAGTCACCCCCGCGTTCGGGCGTGGCGTAATCTTATTTAGTAGGCTCTAAGTGAATAGAGGGCATGCTTGCGCGGAAGTCGCGTTCGCGTTCGGCTAGTGCAAGGACACGCGCAAGGCGTTCCTGTTCGTGGTCGCTAAGGATAGGTAACACGCGCTCAACCTTAGGTCGGTTGGTCGTTACAGCGTGGCGTGAGCGTGTGCGCTTTAGGCGTACAGCCTTGCCATGCTTAGTGTCGGTTAGTCGTGCGCCTACAGTGCCCAAGCGTCTATCTGACGCATGAACCTTGCGTGGCGTTACGACTATGCTACCCTTAGCCCCGTAGGGGCTATAGGTCATGTGTCGTGCCTTTCATCTAGTAGTTAGTGCTTATGGTACCATAGTGCTAAGTGCTTGTCAATTCTAGCGAGAGAGTCGGGCGAGTCGTGTTACCCACCCCCTAGGGGCTGTTACTAGGTAACGAGTCGAGACTACCGACCCTCTCACTATTGAATTGTGCTAGTGGTGACGCTCTAGCCGATTAGGCTAGGTCTTTCACTTGTTAAGAGGTACTCTATCACCTCTTGACTCACTTGTCAAGTACCCACGCTTGACGGCGTGTCGTGCTGTAACCCTTTAGGCTTAGCCTTATCCGATTACTAGTGAGCATATTACCCTAACGGCGTGCGCTTGTCAAGAGGACAATTCGGACATATTGGACAATGTGACGCATATCACACCAAGCCTGTTAGAATAGGTACAAGGTAGGCATATCGTACATAAGGTACAATTCGGACACCTCCCTAGAATAATTATATTGTATGGGGGGGAATTAAAGTGTAGGGTGGATAGTCGGTAAGACTATAAATAACTAAATTGGTATGGAGATTAAACGATATATCGACAATTAGAATAACTATAACCCTCAGGTATAGAGTTAGACATTATGACCCCAGATTGTTTAATCAGAGTGTGCACGGTGTATATAGTATCCCGTAATAATTTTCTGTTATATTGTAATATACCCCCCTCATATATAGCCCTGAACAGGGCTTATAAAAATATATTGATTTAATCTGTTCGCTTTTGCGATTTGAACAGGTTATCTATAGTATAGAAATACTATATACGGAGTCGCTCCGTTTAAGACTCCGCGACTTTTATATTATATATATATTATATATATAGTGGGATAGTACTGCCGTTAATAGGCTAGCGTTAAATGACTGTAAATTAGGGACATAGCCAATGGGTAGAAAACCAGGGATTCAGAACATCCCTAAGCGCGAGGCGCAAGAGAAGGTTCTACAAGTCTTGGCTCAGGGCCAGACAATTACCGCCGCTATGGCAACTGTAGGACGTTCAGACGTAGCCTTCCGCCAATGGGTAGCAACTGACCCTGAGTTCAAAGAACGGGCCGAGGCCTCCCGCCTTGAGGGAAAAGGTATCAAAACGGACTTAAAGGAATTATCGGACATTTCCTTTCCTGACTTCTCTGAGCAGTTTCTAGACACAAAACTATTTGACCACCACCTTGACTGGATAGACTTGGTCGAGGGCCGAGAGCCCCGCTGGATGCACCCCTCTATGACTTACGAGCCAGGTGCTGCCAACCGCCTGCTCATTAACGTACCACCTGAGCATGCTAAGTCTACGGTCATTACGACCAACTACGTGGTCTACAAGATTGTAACTAACCCTAACGCTCGAGTCATCATTGTCTCTAAGACCCAGGGTATGGCCCGCAAGTTCCTTGGTGCCATCAAGACAAGACTTTCCCACCCAGCCTACACTAAGATGCAGGTGGCCTTTGGCCCCAACGGTGGTTTCCAGAAAGATGCAACCCAATGGGCTGCTGACATGATTTACCTAGGTACAGGCCGTGACTCTGGCGAGAAGGACCCTACGGTCCAAGCCCTTGGCTTTGGCTCACAGATTTACGGCGCTCGCGCTGACCTGATTATTCTCGATGACGTGGTGATGGGTTCTAACGCCCACGAGTGGGAAAAGCAGATTGAATGGCTGCAGAAAGAAGTTATTACCCGTCTAGGCCGTCACGGTAAATTAGTTATCGTAGGCACCCGCGTACAGCCAATTGACCTATACAAGATGATTCGTGACCCCGACCAATGGACTGGCGGCAAATCACCGTTCACTTACTTTTCACAACCAGCCGTGCTGGAGTTTGATGAGAAGCCTGAGAACTGGAAAACACTCTGGCCTAAGACAACCCAGCAAGAGAACGAGATTGACGAGACTGATGATAACGGACTTTATCCGAAATGGGATGGACCCTCGCTCTTTACACGCCGCTCTGAAGTGGCACCATCTGTCTGGGCTATGGTCTACCAGCAAGAAGACGTCCAAGAAGATTCCATTTTCCCGCCAGCAGCAGTTGCAGGATGTGTTAACGGTATGCGAAAGCGCGGACCGCTTAAACAAGATACTCCAGGACACCCACGAAACATCGACTCAACCTACACGGTAATTGGCTTTGACCCTGCCGTTTCTGGTCGTTCTGCTTTCGTCGCCGTCTCCTACAACCGCGGCGACGGTAAGATTTATGTTTTAGATTGTGTCAACATGGTTGACCCTACTCCTCAAAAAGAAACAGCACTGATTCATGAGTGGGTAGAAAAGTACAGACCTCAAGAGTTCAGAGTTGAAATTAACGCACATCAGAAGTACTACGCTATGGATGATGACTTGCGCAAATATTTGGCTTCATACGGTTGCCAGTTGAATTCACACTTTACTGGTAAGAACAAGTGGGACACATCTTTTGGTGTAGCCTCTATGGCCAGCCTCTTTGGAAGCATGCGTGATGGACGCTTTCAAGATAACAACTTGATAGAACTTCCAAGTAATGAAGGCTCTGAGGGATTAAAGTCTCTTGTGCAGCAACTCATCACCTGGAAGCCAGATACAAAAAACCCAACAGACTGCGTGATGGCTCTTTGGTTTGCTATCATACGTGTACGTGAATTAATGCAACGCTCTTCAAAGGTAGGACAGTTTGCTCAGAATCGTTGGGCGACTCAATCACAGATTAATCAACGCCAATCCATTAACTTGGATGAAGCATTCTCATCCCAATGGTCAGACCAATACAGTTAAGGATAATAAAATGGCAAAGTCAGCAGACGAAGCGCGTAAGCAGAATACATACAAAAAGCCTTCTGGTGTAAAAGTAACTGTACCATCTCGCTCAGTTAGCAGTAAGAAAACAACAGCATCTGAGGCAACTCTTGGTAGAGCACAAGATACTGGTAAGGGT